GGAGCGCGCGGGGTGAACCGGAACGCCGACAGCGCCCAGCAGCAGGCGTATATCAACTATATGATGAGCAAGCGCGACCTTCCCCAGGCGCTGGTGGCGCAGGGGCTGACGGGGGGCATGTCGGAAAGTGCGCTGGCGGGCATGTACAATTCATACGGAAACAACCGAAACACGATTGACCGTGGCCGGAACGACAGTTTGGCAACGCTGCTGGACACATTGAACAGCAATAAATCCACCGCGCTGCAAAACTATAACAACCAGCTTTCTGCTGATGACCAGCAGAAGATGGCGTATCAATTGCAGTTGGAGCAGGCGCTTGCAAACCAAAGTGCGGAAATTCTGCAAAATAAATATGACACATTGCAAAATTTGGACAATACCTACACGCAGCAGATGCTTGCTTTACAGCAGGCACAGGCCGAGGCCGCAGCAAAGGCGGCAAGCCGCAGCTATTCGTCCGGTGGCGGGAATAGCAGTGTAAGCACGTCGCAAGGCGATACAGACATTACAAAAACACCCGCATATAAAAGGGCGCTTTCGCTTTATCAAACAGCAGGAGTAACCCCACAAGTGGTGTATGATGACTTGGTTGCCGGCGGTGCAAGCCAAACCACAATCGATCAGATTTTAGCAGCTCTTGGACTTTAAACGACAGGAGGCACACAATGGCCTATCAATCAAAATTTATGCGCGAGCAATTTGAAACTCAAAACGAATCCAATAAAAATGGTGAGCAGTATCAGTCGCGTTTTATGCAGCAAATGTCGGCGCGCTCTTACCAGACACCGGGAGCTTTGCCGACACAGACAATTGGGCAGGCAAGCGCATATCGAGATTTTTTGCGCTCCATAGGAAAAGAAAGCACTCTTGTTCCATACCGTGGCACCTCAGGAGATTCTCCGGAAAATGAGTGGAAAGGTTTTGGCGTAAATGATCCGGATAAAACGGATTGGAAAGAAAACGCTCCTGCAAATCTTGTGGATTTGATAAAAATGCAATACGATAATCCGCCCAATCGAACAGGATTCGCGGCGGGTTCGGTTTCTGGAGCAAGTGCGCCAACGAATGATGAATTGATCGCGTTTCGCACAGAACTTTCCAATTCGCCGGATATTGCGATGCGATATCGTTGGGCAAATGCGTCGGACGAAGATGTGGCAGCAGAATTGCAGCGGCGCAAACAAGCCGAATTGCAAAATCAGGAATATCAGCGTCTGATGGAACAAAACGCCAAGAACATGACGCTGGATGACTACATTGACCCGTCTTATCGTTTGAATGATTTTGATAAAACACGCGCGCAAGAGATAATCGACGCATTTTACGAAAAATATCCCAAGGACGGAAAGTGGTATAATGGCGATTATAGCCCAAACACTCGCAAGGCAATGTACAATGACCCTGATATGCAAAAGATCGTAATACTTGAAAATAAATTGAACCCTGTCGCCAGTCTTGTATATGGCGCCAAGAACGCATTGCCTATCGACCCATTTGGAAAAACATATGAAAATGCGGTGGAAAAACTTTATGATGCAGTAGGTGCAGACCAAAGTGCCTATGATACGCTCCACAATACAATGGAAGGGACAAGAAGCGCATCTTCCAATGCACAAACGCAGAACCCTGTTGCATATCTTGGCGGGTATATGGGTACAAACATTGGTTTGTATAAGGGCGGAAAAGATATCATGCTTGGGTTGCCGGGTATAGGGAAAGGCTTAAAAGCGGCAGGCGGAGCAATCAGCAATGCGGCTTCCAAAGTTCCGGTGGTTGGTTCCACTCTTGGACGTGTACTTACGGCCGACCGGGTTGCTGGCTTTTTAGGTGACAGTGCACTGGACTTGGCTCTTGATACAATTCCGAATGAAGTTGTAACAGGGTTTGAAGAAGGTGAAGGCGCCGCCCAAATTGCAAAAGATGCAGCGGGCAATATGGCGCAAAACGCTTTGTTCAATGTTGCGGGCGAAGTTGTTCCGGCCACAATCAAGGGAACGTCAAACCTTATTACACGCGGCCAAATGAATCGGATTGCCGATGCGTTAGATGATGGGGCGAAGCTGACAGCGGAACAAATTTCCGAATACAACAGGCTAGCGGCAAAAGTTGGTGAAATTGGTTCGGAAGATTGGCTGAACGTTAATATGGCAAAATATGCGGATGAGATGCCCGTGAAGAACGCCGCACAGCCGATTGCAACAGGCACAGAAGCGTCCGTTCCGTCCATGGCAGACATGTTTCCTTTGAGCAACAAAACGCCCGTACAGAGCGAAACGGACGCGCTGGTGAATGCGTTCTACAATAATACACTTACCAACGCACAGATCGAGACTTTGAAGCCCGGCGGCAAAAACAGAGCGGCCTTTGAGGCGGCGACAGGATTGCCCTTGCCCGAGACGGCAAGCAAGACACGGGCGTTGCTGAAACTTGGCGCAGAAGAAAGCATTGACGGTACTTTGAAAACAGAATATAATGGGGTTAATAGAGGTGTACAAAATGGAACAGCAAATCCAGCAAGCGCTTCAGTTGCTTCAGGAGAAGGGATACCGCTTGAGCGGCAGGGATTTGGAAGTGATTCCAATGTTGCTTCGGGAAGGCAGTACACTGGAGGAAATCGAGGAACAGTATCTGTTCTAAATAATAACGTTAATGGAGGTGTCCAGAATGAGCCAACAGGAGCAGAAAGAGTTTCAGGAGTATTTGAAAACACTATGCCCGTGGGACCGGGAATGGGCTCTGGACATGGCCAGCCGGGGGAACTCGCTGGAGGAAATCAAGTACTATATCGAGTTCTAAACAACGACCGAACAACTTCTGACGCACTGACGCGCGTTGGCAGCGCGTATACAGATTTGCATGATACGACCACACAACCGCAGGTGTTTACTGCGGCGCTTGATGATGCCATAAAAGCAAATAAACACGGCCTCATGGTCAGCTCCAAAACCCCGCAGGCATTGGCTGACAGTGGGGCCGTTACCTTTATGACGAACGACGGGCTTGCGGGGGCGGCTGTGACTGCCGACGGCGATATAGAGGCTGTTTTTAAAAATCCAGCAAGCCAGATAAAAAGGGCTAGCGCTCCGCTGATGTTGAATGCAATCGAAAATGGCGGAAGAAAACTGGATTGCTATGGCATTGATTTGGTACAGAATTACAATAAATTTGGTTTTGAACCCGTGGCACGTGTTGCATGGAATCCCGAATATGCGCCGGATGGCTGGACATACGGCCCGAAGGACGTATATGTAATGAAGCTTGCTGATGGTTTGGATGCGGACGGCGTAAAGGCACGACTTGGTTTTTCTGAATCGGACGGCGGATTCCACAAATGGACGCAACCCGAGCTTGACGCATTGCCTGAGATGGACTATGATGCGGCGCTGGCCTACCGTGACAGCCTGTTGGAACAGGGTGCAAAACCTGTGGCAAACCGGAGGGCAGATGTTGACACAGGAGTGATATCAGCGGATAATAAACGCAATGGAGGTGTTTTGAATGGACAACAAGAAGATGGGCGACAAGGAGGACGTTTTGGCCTCGCTGGTGCCTTATCTTACGACGGAGCAGCTGAAACAGCCGGTAGAACTGTCGCCGGAGAAGGAAGCGAGAGTTCGAAAACTCATCGAAGGCTGGATGAGACAGCAAAGGCACTATTCGAAGACAGGAGAAATGCTGACATTGCAAGAATTAGAAGAATTGGAGAGGCAGAAATAAAAACGATACCTGCAGTGCAGGCAGAGTACACGCAGGGGACAAAGGATGCGCTGCAGTTTTTCTCTGAATATGGGATAATACCTGAAGTTATTCAAGGCCCCGGCATTTTAAAAGTGAACGGCACGTATGCGTTTATGAACGGGGATGCGCAAACGCTGCGCGATGGTACGGTGCTGCTAAGAAACGACGCGTCCCTCCCGGCGCGTGAAATTGCAGCCCATGAGGCCATGCACCATATGCAACGCGTAAAGAAAAAACTTTACGAGCCTGCGCTGGAGGCAATGCAGGAAAGCGGGATAAACCCTATCGGTCAAAATGGGGAAATCAACCCTTTGCTGAAGAGCTATTTAAATGTTTACACCGCAGAGTACGACGGTGATCTGCCTCTTGAAAATTTGACAACGCTGTATCGCGAATTGTCCGCACAGCTTGCAGGAAGATTGCAAAATGACCCGCATGAGGCGCAGGAAGTATTTGGAGATTTGTTTTTTGATTATACCGGCGTAGCGGAAGCGATAAATTCCAGCTTGTCAGCATTAAAAGCTGATGCGCAGAGTGCGCAGAGACAATTGGGAACCTCCCTCTCTGAGACGGTTTCAGCGAAACCATTGGCGGAACGCACATCTGAGTTGTATGGACAAAATACAGTAGGCGCGGCGGAACGCAACGAGCATAGCTTTAGCGCGCTTCAAAACACTTACGGTACGATTAAACCGGGCGAAAATCCCGCCCGTGTAGTTGACGTGCCCAAGGGTACAAACGGCAAAGATAAAGTGCGCCAATTCACTCGAACTGCCATGGAGGCAAAAGCTACACCGGATGAACTTATTCCACTTTTCGAACAAAATGTGGAAGATGGGTTGTTTTCCTACAATGTCAAAAAGGATAAACCGGCTTTGGATGCTGCGGTTCGAACAATCACGGACAAAGGTTGGGCTGGTGCACTTGCACAATGGCGTGATGTTGTAGAAGGGCGAACTCCTGCCGGAAAAGGAAACATCACATTGGGCCAGTTGCTTTATGCGGAAGCCGCCAAAGCGGGGGATACGGAACTCGCCATGCAGCTTGCAGCGGAGGTAGCGGCGGAGGGCACTCGCGCGGGGCAGACGGTCCAAGCGCTGCGGCTGTTGAAAAAAATGACGCCAGAAGGTCAATTGTATTATGTCAACCGTGTTGTAGACAATTTGAACAGAGATATCAAAGCTGGCAACAGAACAGGGATTGGAGTAAATTGGAAAACCAAAAGGGCAATACAAAGCGGTGAGAAAACTGTCGAAATCCCAAATTATCTTGCAGAACAGTTATTGAATGCCAAAACTGAATCGGAGATTACGGACGCTTCTACGGCAATTATGAAAAATGTAGCCGATCAGCTTCCAGCGGATTGGGCCACAAAATGGAACTCTTGGCGGTATCTTGCAATGTTGGGAAACGTCCGAACGCATATCCGAAATATTGCGGGCAATGCGATTTTCTGGCCTGCCCGTCAAATCAAAAATATGACAGGTTCATGGCTGGAACAATTGTTTGTTCGGGAACCCGCAAAGAGAACAAAGGCTATCCTAAATCCATTTAATGACGCGGACAAGTCCAGAATGAGTTTTGCTAAGAATGATTTTGACCAAAGCATGAAAACGGTCGTACAGGGTACAGGGAAACTAAATCCGGAAAGCGTTATCCGGCAAAATCAGACTGTATTTACATCAAAAGCGATGAAGCCTATCGAGACGCTTCGAAAAGCGAACAGTGCTGCACTTGAATGGGAAGATACAGTTTTTTCAAAAAATGCTTATGTGGACAGTATGGCCGGGTTTATGAAAGCACGTGGATTGACGGAAGCCGACATGACCGGACGTACATTGGAGCAGGCAAGAACGTATGCAATCAATCAGGCGCAAAAAGCAACATATCGGGATGCAAGCGCATTGGCAAAAAAAATCAGCGATTTAGCAAATACAAACGCAGCAACACGTCTTGTTGTTGGCGGCACAATGCCATTTACAACTACGCCAATCAATATTGCAAAGCGTGGCATTGAGTACAGTCCCGCTGGAATAGCGAAAGCTATAACCTATGACCTGTATCAACTTCAAAAAGGAAATATGACAGCGACGGACGTCGTAGAAGATTTAGCATCCGGGCTTACAGGCACTGGAATTGTGGCGCTTGGAGCTGCGCTTGCATCTATGGGATTTTTAACAGGAGGAGGAGAAGATAACAAAAAAGAGGAGCAGTTTAAGGACATGCAGGGCGTTCAAAATTACGCTTTGCAAATAGGGGATAGCTCATATACAATTGATTGGCTTGCGCCTATCTCGCTGCCTTTATTTGTTGGAGTGGAAACCTGGAATGCTTTTCAAGAGGATGGTGAATTTTCTCTTGCGCGGGTGCTTGACACCATGACAAGCATTACAGAACCGATGATGAACCTGACACTGCTTCAAGGCATCAATAGCGCGATTAAAACCGCAGGATACAGCGACAATCCGGTTCCGGATATAATGCTTAATGCCGCTGTTGGGTACGCAGGACAAGCGGTACCGACTTTAGCTGGGCAGATAGCCCGGTCGATAGATGACACGCGCCGCGCGACTTTTACACAAACGGGTGCTCCGTTGGCGCAGCAGGACAAGTCGCTTCAAAAAATCAAAAACAAAATTCCGTTCCTGTCTCAAACCAGTCAGCCGTATGTTGACCAGTGGGGACGTACACAAGAGAATACAGGAGGAAGCTTTGCAGGACGCTTAGCATACAATATGCTTTCTCCTGGTTATTACTCCAAAAATAAACCTACACAGGTGGATAATTGGCTTCAGCAGCTTTATGACAGGACAGGCGAAAGCTCGGTTTTGCCCTCATATGCACAAAAAAATTTCACTAAAGACGGTATCAAACATAACTTGACGGCAGAACAATATACTGCTTACGCAAAGGAGCGTGGCCAGACAGCGTATGACATCCTTGAGGTGCTTGTGCCGGGCTATAAGGATTTGACAGATCAGCAGGCGGTGCATGCAACGGAAAAAGCGTATACGGTTGCAACAGAATTTGCAAAGCAGGAAGCCCTTGGCATTGAACCCAGCAAAGAAGTGCAAAACAATATTGAACGCGCCGAGAAATGGGGCGACGGTGATTGGATGGCTGGCATTGCGGATATCTTGAAAGCGAATGCGCTTACTTACAATGTTAAGGGTGATAAAATTCCCGGTACGGACAGGACTATAAGCGGCAGCGCGAAGAAAAATAAAATTGCCGCCCTCGTAGATGCCGGATACAGCCAGTATCAGGCGATGCAGTTGTATGACCTGTTAAACGGATGAACAAAGCCCCCGGTTCAGGATCTCTCCTGGCCGGGGGCGCTTTCATTTTACTTCAAACACATCGGGTATAATTTGTTTTGCCGCGCTATATGTGATATCGTTCAGCATTGGATAGCAATACTCAATTATCTTTCCGGTATTAGCCTTATCAAACATTTTTCGCGCTGTTTCTTCAGCGTAAGACAGCACTATATAATAAGGTATATTATAGAAATCCTTTGCAACAATCGTCTATTTCCCTGTACTCATAATTTTGCCCTCTTAAATCTACATTTTAGTCCACAGTTAGTCCACAATAAAGTGCAAAAACATGAAAAAGCGAGAAAAGAACGGAAATGCTCATGATACGAAAAAACCGCATTGTCAAGCCGTTTTCGGCTCTACAATGCGGTTTTCCGAATGGTCGGAGTATTGAGATTTGAAGCCTGTTAAAACGGCTTGAAATCAATACAAAACACCACAGTCTGCAAAAGGTCTGCAATAAATCGGTTTTAATAAGTGCTTTCCGATTCTGTTTTTAAGCGTTTTTTTCTTGTCTTTCAGCCCTCAAAAGTTCATTTAATTTATTTCTCGCATTATGAACCATGCTCGGTTTGAGGGCTAAATATACTTCGTGAATCATTTTGGCGTTTGCATGTCCAACAAGTAAAATCGCTATTTCTTCCGGGACTTCTGCTTCGGCCAGCATGCAAACATACTCGTGGCGAAACTGGTGGGCGCATATATCGGCTTTCCAATCAGTATACGTTACTGTTGTTTCTCGTCCGTTCCTCTTTCTGCGCATGGTTCTTTCGATAGGCTGCGCCATTCCATGTTTACGCCAAAAGCGTATCCACATTCTGCGGTACTCAGAGGCCGTTACAGGCGTTTCTTTAAGCCCGATGATATAAGTCTCGGGTGACATGCTTCTAAGCTGTTGTAGGGCTTGTTTTAGGGGTGAGAGCAACGGTACAGTGCGAACGCCTGCTTCTGTCTTTGTAACAGTGATATGCGGTCGATTGCCGATGAACTCAACGGACTTTGAAACATCGATCAAGTTTTCTTCAAAGTCGATATCGCGGAGCTGTATTGCACAGGCTTCTCCACGGCGTTCGCCGGTACATAAATACACAACCGCCGGGAGCGCTTCCGGATCGTCCAGATTGTCCTTTACTATTTGTACTTGCGTGTCGCTTGGCGGCATTCGCTTGCCTTTTTTTAGCTTTCGTGGCATTTTGGCAAGGTCTGCCGGGTTTCTGAACCCCGCCCACTCGGGAGAATCAATCCATATTTGAAAAATCGAATTAAGAACAGTTTTTTGATTTGATACGGTCGATTGAGCCATTCCGCTGATTGACTTAAGAAACTGTGTTACCATGTACGGTTCAATTTCATCTATGCGCATGCCTTTGAAATATGCCTTAGCGCGTCGGAGCGCTGGACGGTATGCTATTTGTGTTCCGTGTTTCATTTCGCATACCTGACCGTCATATATTTCAGCGACTTCTTCAAAAAGCGGGGCTTTTGGTTTTTCGTCTGCCTGGATTCCCAAAATTTTTTCTGCCGCGCCCTCTGCCCGAGCCATGTCCCGCTTGCGTATCACCTCGGCTGGATTTAGAGATGAAAATGAACGGCGTTTTCCGTTTATAGTTTCCTGTAGCTCCCAAACCCCGTTTTCTTTCTGGCGCATGCCCTCTGTAAGTTTTTTGCGTGCCAATTTCAATCCACCCTCCTTCTTTGCGGGAGGAGCGGTTGCCCCTCCAAGATATGCTTTGACAAGCCTACCCCGGAGGTGGTATAATCCGATTGTCAGGGCGGATTATCCTCCAAGGGTAAGCTGTTCTATATAAACGCTTCGGTGCTCCCACGCCGAGGCGTTTTTTGTTGCAACTTTTTATGATGTTTTCGTGGCGTTACGAAAACAAGCATTTCTTTATTTCACCCGGCCGGGTTTATAGTAAGGGTCGTAATTTCTGCATTTTCGTTCAAGCTTTTGAAAATTACAGCACTCTTTTAAATAAAACGGAATCTTTTTTTCAACAGTGTTACGATACACCTTCTGGGCTCTGTTGAAAATGACTTCCCTGTTTTTTTCACAGTAATTGAGTTGGTTCAACAAAAGCATTTTGTATTTTTCATCCTCGATTGCGAGAATGTCAAAATGCAATAAACAAGAGGGAAGGACCGGAATCATATTGTTAAATCCGATGATGCCGAGTTTTCCATCATCCAGTTTCATTACCGGGCCGCCGGATTTTATGTTGGCATGGTTTGGCTTTGGAGATTCAAGCGGAACATAATAGTCAACGCCGTTGATTGAAAGAACGATACCTACATAGGGCCTCCGCTGGCCTTTGTTGAACTGTACGCGCGATTCGATTGAGTGAAGATATCGTATGTATTTATCTTCTACATGATAAAATTGGAATTTCCCCATACATTCCTCCTAATAAAAAATACGGGGCAGTAAAAACTACCCCGCACTTTTTAATTCCTCACTTACGGTAGAGGCTCACCGCTTTTTTCATTCTCTACTTACGGTAAGAGTTCACCGCTTTTTTCATTCCCCTATTTTTCAGGACAGGAAGGGGCTTTCCTCTTTGGGGCAGATGGACTAGACACCAGGTCATAGTTTTCTGCAATGTGAGATCAAGTCTCACACCATTATTATACGCGGAGCATTCTGATTATGTCAAGGTTCTTAGACAATTTTGTGATGGATTGGATATATTTGGCTGAGTTTGAGTGTATTTGCACGCATTTCATATGCACGTGATACAGGATTACACGCGTGTGATGTGTGGGTATTTATTCTCACGGTTGCCGCCGTGGGGCGTTTTTTATTTGTCAACTAATCGTCCTGACACTGACCTTTGGGGCAGCCTCTGCGTGGCAGTATCTCCAACAAGAACTTGCAAAAAACCTTTGCTTCCTCCTCGGTGAGTGCGTCGATCATAGCGTCGCGCTTGACATAATCACGCTCCTGCAAGATTGCAGAGGCTTTTTCGGTGTCCATGTATTGTTCTTTCATGTGGGAACGTCCTTCCGTATGGTTTAGTGGCAAACTTTGCATGGGGAATAGCCTCTTGATTGCGCGGCTTCGATGTTATACGCCCAGTAAGAATCACAGTTTTGGAAGAAATGGCAATCGTATGTATGATAGGCGTATGCATCATCAGAAACAACGAATGCAATATAATTGTCCAAAAAATCGGCTTTTGCACCATAATCAAGGAAATCGCTAAATAAATCTGAGTAATCTTTTTCCAACTCTTTGATTTTATCATTCTTTCTATCAATCGTGCGTTGTAGGTTTTGGGATAATTCGTCAAGGGAAGTAATTGTTGACTGGCTTTCCACGTTTTGTTGATAAAGCATAGTACATGCTATCGAAAGACCTATTACAGACAAGAATAAAATACAAAAAGTTACAATAAGAAGTGGCTTTTTGTTTATTGCCTTCCGAACAAATCTAACTCTTTTCCCACAATTCGGGCATTTTGTAACGTCGTCTCCGCACTCTGCGCCACAATGTTTACAAAACATAAAATCACCTGTTTGGTTTGTTATTCATATTGAGAGACACATTCTTTGCAACGTTCATAGCCAAATGCAATTGCTTCTTCTGGTGTATTGAACCATATTTTATCTCTATAATCATCAGAGCCGTCATGAACATAAACCCAGTGATATGTATCCCCATCGATTGGTGCCCATACAGGACCATACGCTGCGATTCTAGCATTTTTAAGCTTTTCAAACGATTTTTTATCGGCGGGATGTTCTGCATCTATGACAATATCACCATCAATTCCAAAATGATATGGGAAATGTACAGAAAAAGAATTATCATCCCATGGCTCATACCCATCCATGACATCGTTGCATTTTTTGTCGAAAGGCAAATAAAGCGTATGAATGTAATATCCGTATTCGTCCGATTCTATATCGGCAATACAAAAAATGGCTCCATAGATTTCAGATCCGGCAGAATCAATGCTCAAATATGCTTCATATTGTCCACTTTTAGGGCCTCGTGAACAACCGGATAGAGCGACACAAAAAAATACTGCCACAATAACTGCCAATATACGCCGCATTATCGCACCTCCATAGGCTTACTATATTTTACTTGTTATTGCAACTCACGTCCAATGCAGCCAGCCAACGGCTTTGACTACGATGCAGGTTTTTATTTACCGCATACTTCATTCAAATACATTTCTGCAACTTCACGGCGAACACCGAGACGGGCTGCCAAATTATCCACTGGCTCCCCTTCGAACAAAACGTCGTTGGGCCACGGTGCGCGCATACATGCAGCAAATAAATCCGCCTCGCGTTCATAGTGATCCGTTTTTAGATAAGTCGTTCGATTCAAAAATACCCGATTTACACCTCTGTGCAATATGTAGTGCGCAAGCTCATGGGCCTCTACAAACTTGCGCTCACAATCGGTGAGATTGGAATTTATTGCAACAAACGGCATTTTCTCAATGCAGTTGTATATACCGCGAAGATTCGTCATTGGGATATACGCTATTTCGATTCCGATACTGGCCATAATCGTCGCTGCATCGGATGTGCCATATTGAGCTACTAGATTTTGCGCACGCTTCAAAATCTTCACAGCACAACCCTCTCACTTTTTGTTTTTGTTCTTGTACGGATTGTATTTTTCTCTGTTTTTGATTCTCGCCATTTCATATCCAACAGTGATGGCACGCCGCAAGTCCTCCAAGGCTTCATCGCTGGCGGGATCACCGTCAAACATTAAATCCTTTTCATTCTCGAGGCTAGCCATAAAGGCGTCAACCTTTTTGGCTATATCTTTTTGTTCTTTAATACTAAGCCCGTTCCGGCTCTCCGGGGCGGGCTTTTCTTCGTTTCCAAGTAGGTAGTCCACGGATACGCCGAACATTTCTGACAATTTTTGCAAGTATTCTCCAGTTGGAGCTGTTCCGCTAAGCCAATTTGCAACGGTGGTTGCAGAACAACCAACGGTTTTTGAAATTCGATATTTGGTTATTCCATCTCTTTGCATTAAGTGTTCAAGCCTTTGGGAAAAACTCACAAAAATCACTCCTAAAATATTCCATAATATTGGAATGTTTTGGCTTGACTATTCCAATGCTATGGAATATAATTGAAGTACAGTAAGCAGTTTAAGAACAAAAACGCCTGCGGTAACAAGTGTTTTTGCAGCAACGGAGTAGTCATAGGCTTTATTTATTCCATATTATTAGACTACCACTTTACTGGAATACTGTCAACGGATAGGGGGTGATTTTTTGTCATTTTCTGAAAATTTGGTGAAACTGCAAAACGAAAAAGGTGTTTCTGATTACAGATTAGCTAAAGATTTGCAGTTGTCTCCTACAACAGTCAGCAACTGGAAAGGAGGGGCGGTGCCTTCAATCGAACGTGCTCATGCGGTTGCTTCCTACTTTGGCAAAACCGTAGACGAGATGATGAAGTAAACTGCCGCGCTCGATGAGCTAATCGCAGAGAAGTCTGCACAATCAGAATAGCAGGAAATATGTACCATAAAACGGACAGAAAGAAGAGGTGAAAGAGATGGATAATCAACAGATAAGAGAAACGCTCGAAAAGCAGCTGCAACTACTCTCCGAGCGTTCACATGAATCGGATTTGCCTGTGCCATTTATTTGTGATTTAACGCAGGTAATGGTGCAAGTGGCAAAGGTTATTTGCTGTATTTAGCCTTGGCATTTTCATAAGCAGATTCGAAAGAATTGCTTATACGAAAATAAGCATCCCAATATAATTGACACATTGCTTCGGGAGTTGCGCCATTGGAACTCATGTTTTGTACATATAACATGGCAAGGGCTTCCGTACAATTTCGGGGAAACATTGAATTTTCCATTTTAAACACCTCCTTTCTTTTCGCAGTATAGCACATAGGAGGTGCACTGACTACCTGCTCGGGCGGGCAGAGAGATGAGAAGTGAGGAGGTGAAAGAGATGATAATGAATGTAAAATTCGACAATGAAGAAATCATGAATTTGTTTCAACAGGCAAAAGAACAGATTGACGCATTGCGAACGACAACGATGCGGTTAAACGCGGTACTTGGCATAGCTGTAGAAAAAGAGCCGCCGGACGAGACCAGCGGCAGCAAATGATCTATTTTGCAATTGCGGAAAGGGCTTCTGATAAGGATACGGCCAATTCATTTATAACTGGCGGAACAGGAGGTGAAAGAGATGGATACTGAAAAAATCAACCGTCTAACCGACGCGCTGCTCGCGTTTGTAGAGCGGGCATCAAAAGAGGCGGCCAGCGAAACAGAAGTGGAAGTTCTGCCGCAAGTCGCCTCTATGCTGGTTGAGATTATCAAACTGATTGTTTAAGAAGGTAAATATGTCAGCACTTGTAATTTTTGCACTATGTCTTTTTATACCGATGCTTTTGATAGTGTTTGTATTCTGGTTTTTTATGATGGATGGATGGCGAGACTGTTTGGATTTTTGGGATGAAATTAAAGAACGCAGGAGGCGTTAATCAAACTTATGTTTCCGTTAGTGCTCAAAGAGCTGAAAGAGAGATGAACACTACGTTTTACATCGCTTTACTCACAGGGGCAATCCTCGGCGGGATTATTGGCGCAGGAATGGAGCGCAGAACGAACAAAATCTTGAAAATGGTGCGTCGGATTCAGCAGCATGAGCCGTATGCGCTTTTGCATTTATCTATGAAATATTTCTGGCCCGAGGAGCAGAAAGGAAATCAGATCAATGACACAACAGCAGGCGAATAACTTACTTATGGAGCAATGGTTTCGGCTGCACAAAACACCGTCTGAACGGTGGGCGGAGGAATGCAAAAGGCTTGCTCCATTTGACACGCTGGACGAATATCTTTCGGCAGTATCTGTTAAACACTTCGGTGAAGATGTTTTGAACAGTTTCCGGTCTCACCGTTCTGTTAAAGCAAAAATAGAAACGCTTCAATCAAAAATGTTGATGCTACTCCGAAAAGCGAGAGCGAGGTAACAAATTGCATGACTTTTGAAACAATACGGTTAATCACAGCTCTAGCCGCCTTGGCGCTATCTATCAGCGGAATCGTGAAAAAGAAAAGGGCAATTCAATATGCCGGACAGGTAATTGGAATAATGATTGTTTTTTCCTTTTTCATTATTGGATAAACAAACTTGAAAGTGAGGTGAAGCGATTGAAACGTTGTTTGATGTGCCGAATCATGGACGCATTACTGGATCCGATTCCGAAAGCGTTCAAACGCCAAGGTAACGATGCCGGGAAAGTGCTTTACTATCAAACCCAAAATGAAAGCTACCGCAGGCGCAAGCACTTGCAATACCGCAATCTTCTCTTGTCGGCGCTTATATGCTTTTTCCTCGGCCTCGTTGTGCAAATGTTCTTTAAGTTTTTCTAACATTTTTTGTATGAGACGTGGACAAGCCCGGAAAGGAGGCGATACGATGCCGCGCGAAAAGGAATTATTTTACCCAACGTTGGAACGCATTCGCTCAACGGCAGACCGGATGTTCCCGGATAAAATCGTGTACAAGCAGACAGAGGCCGCAAAGATCATGGGTGTTTCGGTAACTACATTGTGGAGGAAGGGGCTGACTGGCGGTGAAATCACATGCGAGCAACTTGCGCGGGTGTTTGCGTAGCAAGGAGCCTAACCCGTTCTGCCTGCGTCTCCCGCGCGGCCTGCGCGGATGGACAAGCCTTATTTACAAGGTGGTACTGCTCGCATCCGTACTGCCTGTACTAGACGGCCTGCAGGCGATAGGCCGGGGCAACTCGGACATGCTGCCGGGTCTTGAAACGCTGGCGTTTGGGCTGGTGTTGGTGCTGGCTGGGATTGGCGGGTACATAGCTGTAAGAGAGGAGGAAAAACATGAAAATAACGCATGAGACGCGGCGTGAGAGCTTTGAGCAGCTTGACCCGAGCGGGCGAAAGGCGGCTATCTTGGCAGAGCTTGAGCGCGGCGATGGCACGGCACTGGAAATCATGCGTCGAATGGGTTTTACGGATCCGAACCGAGTAAGGCCGCGTTTGAACGAGCTTGACCGTGCAGGATACATATTCCAGGTCGGAAAACGCCGTGACCCTTACACGGGTGTTGAAGGTGTCATATACAGCAAAAAATGCCCTGCCCGCGCTACCAACACGGACAAGGCAACAAAGAAAAATACACTATCTATAAAATACACCGAAAGAGGGCGTTTGTCAAATGGCATATAGTAACGACGAATTTGCGTATGGCATTTTTGCGCCGGAGTTATCGCATGCGGATGAGCTGAAAAAAGAGCGTATTGAAGAACTTCTTGCCAAAAAAGATGCACTCCAGACTGAACGCTTTGAACTGGATGCTCAAATCGAAGAAATAGACGAGGAGCTGGCAGATCTGGAGGTGGGAGCTTGAATCCCATCACGGAGGATTTCCCAGCTGGCATACAGGAATTTGAAGCGCTGTATCTGACGGATCCGTTTTGGTTCCCAAAAGGGAAAAAGGTCTGCAGGTACTGCCTGATTGGATGCCGGTATGAGGAGGATTTTAAACGGTTCAGCTGCCGGTTCACAGGTGAATGGCTGCTGGAACCATTTAAGGAGCGCGGGCACTTTTGCCCGCTGAAGGAGAAAAACAATGGAGAGAAATGACGGTAAAATCCATATCCCAGCGAGAACCAAAAAGTACACCAACAATAACCGTGCACAGATTTGGATAAGCACGGAAGCATATAACGCATTGGTTGACGTGTATAACGAGAGCACGCTTTCGATGACACAGCTCGGCAGCATATTCATTTTGAACGCAGCTGAACGTGTCGTGTTTGACAAGGAGGAATGACTTATCGGAATCCCTGTATTGATTCTAGGCGAGAGCGGGAGCGGAAAAAGCGCGAGCCTGCGGAACTTTGAGCCGGGTGAGATCGGTATTTTCAATGTGGCCGGGAAACCGCTGCCTTTTAAAAAGAAACTGCCGAGCAAAAACACAGATGAATACGCAAAAATCATGTCCGGCCTGCTGGGCGGCAAGTGCAAGTCTTTTGCTATTGACGATAGCCAATATCTGATGTGCTTTGAGATGTTCAGCAAATCGGCTGAGGTGGGATATCAGAAATTCACAGACATGGCATTGCATTTTTACAATCTCGTGCAGCTCGTTATCAAAAAACTGCCGGATGATGTGATCGTGTACTTTTTGCACCACGTGGACGTGGTGGACGGGCGAATCAAGGCAAAGACCATCGGTAAGATGTTGGATGAAAAATTGACGCTGGAAGGTTTGTTTTCCATCGTGCTGCTGTGCCAGACGGACGGGCGAAATCATCAATTTATCACGCAGAGCGACGGTACCACGACCGCGAAGAGCCCGATGGAAATGTTCGAGCCGGTAATTGAAAACGATTTGAAAGCCGTGGATGGAATCATCCGCGAATATTACGGACTGGAAAAGGCTGTAAAAGAAAAGGAGTAATGGAAATGGCAATTAAAAAACCTGATAACTGGGAAAATGTAAAAGCCGCAGCGGAGCGGGAAAAACTGCCTGTGGGAGCATACATCTGCAAAATTTTGAAAGCAGGAGTACGCACATACGAGAGCCGCGACGGCAGCAGCACCTTTGAAAAGCTGGAGATCGCATTCGACATTGCAGAAGGGGATTTTTCGGGACACTACAAGAAGGATTTCGATGCGCAGCGCGGCGAGGACAAGAAGTGGAAAGGTGTGCTCCGGCAATATCTCCCCAAGGACGACGGCACGGAAAATGACGAGTGGACAAAGAGCGCACTCAAGGCGCTGATCGAAGCTGTTGAAGAAAGCAATATCGGGTACCATTTTGATTTTGAACACGAAGAACAGCTCAAGGGGAAGATGGTCGGCATTTTGTTCCGCAACGAGCAATGGGCCATGGGGACGCGCAATGGATGGAAAGCGCAGCCGTTTAGAGCACTGACGGTAGAACGAGTGCGTAATGGCAAGTTTACTCTGCCTGCTGACAAGCCGAACAAAAATGCCGTGAGCATTGACGTGGCTGCGGATACAGATGATTTCGCCACCATTGACGATGACGAAGATTTGCCCTTCTGATGCATCCGGTAGAGCAAAAATCCGTGCTTGACAGCATGGTGATACTGGTGGACACACGGGAACAGGACACGCCGCGTCTGCGGCTTCGTTTAAAAAAAATGGAATGCCCGTACGAGAGGCAGAAGCTGGACTTCGGGGACTATTCCGCGAAGTTCCGGCTGCCCACAGGCGACTGGTGGAGCCTTGCCGGGCGTGTGGCCGTGGAACGGAAAATGAGCCTTGACGAGTTGTGCCAATGCTACACGCGCAGCCGGGACAGGTTCACACGCGAATTTGAACGCGCGGCCGGCATGGGCGCGAAAATCTATCTGCTTGTGGAAAACGGCTCGTGGGAACAGGCCTGGGACGGTGAATTTCGCACGAGAATGACGCCGCAGGCGCTGGTAGCAAGTATGACGGCGTGGCTGGCGCGGTATAACTGCCAGCTGCTTTTCTGCGAGCCGAAGTTGAGCGGGCCGTTGATACGCGAGGTGCTGTACCGGGAAGCAAAGGAGCTTTTGGAAAGCGAGGCATTCTGATGGGGCGTGCGGTGGACATTATCAAGGGCAGCCTTACGATGCGGGATATCTTCGCCAAGTATGGCTTTGAACAGAATCGTGCAGGCTTTATCGTATGTCCTTTCCACAGCGAGAAAACCGCGAGCCTTGGCACATATGCGAATGACAAACGCTGGAAATGCTTCGGATGCGGCGCCGGGGGCGACGTGATCAGTTTCGTGATGAAGCTGTTTGGACTCAACTTTTCACAGGCGGTCATACGGCTTGGCGCGGATTTTGGGTTTACAGATGATGAAAAGACTGATACCCGCGCCATGGCCGTTCAGCGCCGCGCACAGCGTGCAAAAGAGCTGGAAGAGCTGGAGGCATACAGGAAAGAGTGGGACAGCCATATGCTGCGGTACAGAGCCTGTGAGGAAGCGGAGAAAGATTTCCGTCCGCATATAGGCATAGAAGCAATGCATCCAAGCTATATTGCCGCTGTGCGTGGTTGTGAATACGAATGGGAGTGGCTGCAAGGCCACCCTTGGAGGTGATTTGAATATCACAGGAAATGACGATATCGCCCTATACAAAGGACGATTTTTTAAAAGGAACGAAGCCGTTTGAGGATGTTTATGCGCACAAGGCAGACCCGTTTGTACATGACCGTGCGTTGGAACAGATGACGATTTGGGCAAAATCGGTCGGCGTGAACGGCTTCAAAAAACTCTATAAGGCATACATAGACAGCCTGCGCATCAAAAACAAAGAGATCATGGTGCCGAATGTCACGCAATTCGATGGACAGGAAATGGAACTGGATTCCGGCCGCTGGGTGGCGGATGAATTTGGGATAAGAACGGATGGTCCATATGGCTCGGATATTGAGGCGTGCAATCATCCGATCATGCCGGTGCTGCGGCTCGTAAACATCGACACGGGCGCAGAGAAGCTTCAGATTGCCTATCGAAAGGGCAAGCAGTGGCGCAAAGTCATAGCTGAAAAAGGCGTGTTGGCCAGCGCAAATAAGATATTGGAGCTTGCAAACGTGGGCGTCGCTGTGACGTCTGAAAGCGCAAAGCACCTGGTACAGTATTTCTATGACCTCGAATCTTTGAACTATGATCGGATCCCTGAAAAAAACAGTGTGAGCCGCCTGGGATGGATTGAAGATGAGGGTTTTTCGCCCTACGTAGAAGAACTTGTATTTGACGGAGACGCAAATTTTCGAACTTTTTTTGAGAGCGTGAAAAAACGCGGCAGCATGGAAAAATGGCTCGGCATGGCACGCGGCATCCGGCAGAAGAGTGTATTTGCCCGCGTTATCCTTGCATCGGCGTTTGCGTCTGTGCTTGTAAAGCCGCTGGGCGGTCTGCCGTTCTTCGTACACCTTTGGGGAGGCACGGAATCCGGCAAGACCGTGGGCCTTATGCTGGCAGCCAGCGTATGGGCAAACCCTGAAATCGGGCGTTTCATCCACACATTCAACAGCACTGCGGTTGGCCGGGAAAAGTCTGCGGCGTTTGTAAACAGTCTGCCTCTGATACTGGACGAGCTGCAGATCGTAAAGGACAAGCGGGAGTTTGACAAGGACATCTATATGCTCTCGGAGGGTGCAGGGCGCACCAGAGGCACGAAAAGCGGAGGGGTGGATAAAACCCCTACCTGGGCAAACTGCATCCTTACAAGCGGAGAAATGCCTATTACAGGCGCGGGCAGCGGCGGCGGTGCGGTAAACCGTATCATCGAAATAGAATGCCGGGAAAAACTGTTTGAAGACCCGCGCGGCGTTGCAGATACCGTTCGTAAAAACTACGGCTTTGCGGGGCGTGCATTTGTTGAGCACTTACAACAGGACGGTGCAATGGAGCGCGCTGCCGATCTGTTTAAACGGTACAGCGTACAGCTTGGCGAGGGAGATACCACGGAAAAGCAGGCTATGGCTGCGGCGCTTGTGCTTACAGCCGACAATCTTGCAACAGAGTGGATTTTTAAAGATGGCCGCGCGCTCACAGCCGGTGAAATCAGCGAATTTCTGCGAACCAAGGCAAGCGTTTCAGCGCATGAGCGCGGATATCAGTATTTATGCGAAACGATCAGCCAAAATGCGAACAAGTTCCTTGGCGGAGATGCCCCGGTGAGCGATGTTTGGGGACGGCTGGAGGACGATGATACGGCGATCGTGATACGGAAGGTATTTGATTCGATATGCGCAGACGGAGGATACAACGCGCAGGCGCTGTTGAGCTGGCTCGCGCAGAACAACTACCTGCAAACGAGCAAACCGCATCTGACGAAGACTGTCAGAATCAACAACATCCCCACCAGATGCGTGGTTTTGAGGCTCCCGCAGCTTGAAAATGACGATTTTGAGCCTTTGGGCTACATTCCGGACTGATTTGTAACCACTCAAACTTCTACTGGTTACGTTTTGCGTTACAAAAAAATGGCTCAACAGAGCCAAAAATCAGACCTTGTAACCACTGTAACCAGTGTAACCACTGTTTTGATATACATATCACGTATGAAACATATATGCTGGTAAAAAATGGGTTGTGTGTGTTCGCGCGTATAGGAGTTTCCACAAATAGTGGTTACAGTGGTTACATACCTTGAAAAATGGCTTTGCAAAGCCAAAAAACACGTAACCAGTGGGGTGGTTACAAGGTGGATACGAGTGGTTACGATGACTGAGGAAAAAACAATGGATTTTAAACAAATTGAACATTCCGTGCTGAAGTTTGAACCGATGCCGGATAACGCGCCTCTGCATGAACAGATGTGTTATTTTGCGCTCAGACATCTCTATGAGGATTATAGACGAGGTGTTGTGAATGTGCAAGCTGCGCATGATGAAAAGGTACGGCTTCGGAATGCATTTGAACGAGCTGTCAGTACAGAACAGACCCGTGACATGCTGCGAGATGAATGGCAGACTGGATTAAAGGTATCGAACGAGTTTCGCATTCGGCTGCATAAGGCGCTGGAAAGCGGAGAAGGAATTGACGTGCTGTTTCCACTAGCCTGCACATGCATTGCGGCTATGACTGGCGATAAAACGCTGTTGGGCAGCGAAGTAAAAGAAAAGTTGAAAGCAAGACAAATAAGGATGGATGACGTGTGAACGCAAGATACAGGGATAAATGCCTATCTGTAAAAGAGCGGCAGGCAGCCGCCTATGCTGCAAAACGGGTGATTGAAAAGCAGTTGGATGACGTTGCCAGGCGTGCACAGTATCTGTGGATGTGCGCAGCGCTCAATGCCGGATTTACTGCTGAGGATATCGAGCGAATCCAATCCGAGATGCCGCAGGTATGCGAGAAATACGGTGAGCTGCGGGCTGACAACTGCGCGGATTTTGCGATGCTGAGAGATTTGCGTGAAGCTGGTGTAGACGTAGCCGATATCGAGGATGAGCTATGAAAAGATGGGCGTAGAGCCGATGTGATTGGAGAGAAAGAAAATGGACGATTTGATAAGCCGAAAGGCGCTGCTGGAAAAAGCATGGGAAGCAGATACACAGTGCGGATATGTGCAAGTGGTAGATGTCGGAGACATAGA